TAAATTGTTGGAACGACGGTATAAATTCCAGAAACGCTTTGTTGAATAAATTGAAAAACTTTCCCTAATGCTGAATTGCTGAATTTAATATTCCAATAGTTTTCAGTCATCATATTAGACCCAGCACTAAGCATTGTTGTGACCGTTATCCCCGTATCTCTACATTTACCTGCGGTGTAAGAATAAGTGGCACTTGCCGCAAATGGATCTTGAGCATAAGTTATTCTTTGACTGCATGGGGTTGAATCGGAGAAACTTGGAGTATCAACGACGGCCACATCATTCCCAGCTAAAGACGTTGGAACATTTGAATAAGCACCCGCCCCCGTGCCTGTTTTATACTGTAAAGTAAAAGCAGGGTTCCATCCGGCACTTGATGTCCATGCCGATATCCTAAGTCCACAATTAAGTCCTGGTTCCCAATAACCGATATTGCTTAATCCAAACCTAGCCACATTTGTAGACGGTGTTCCGTCATAATAAAGCTGATAGGCTTGTTGAGTTATATTCGGCACATTATGTGTTAATTTACCGTCTAGAAAATAGGTGTGGGGATATTCTAAGGATATTGCTTCATCGTTTAAAACAAGAATCTTAATTGGCTTAAGTTCGCCGGAAAGAACGTAATCTCCGACTTTTAATTTGTTTCTGTCAACGTATCCGTTTGGGGTTAAAATTCTCATATCCAGTAAGGTATATAAACCGTCGTCCCGTCTGAGCGTTGAAAGGGCATCCAGCCAGAGTTGGCTGTTAATGCTGCCGCATCTTTTGCCACAATAACCACGGTTCCTGTTGAGTTAGCTGTCGGAGCTGTCGTACAGTGAAACAACGGGGCGGAAAGCTGAATCCCCGTAAAGGTGAGATCTGTCACTCCCGACGCTGACGATACGCCCACGACATTGGTCCCCGTGTAGTCCCACAAAAGAGTCTCATAGGCCGTTCCACCAATAGTCATTTTTCCGCAATCGGTAAGTAATTGAAGAGAAGTCCCAGCCCCTATAGGATAAATAACAAAATCGCCCTGAGATCCGCCCACGTTCGTAAGAGTATTTGTCCCGTCAGAACCTACTTGAAAATTCGTATAAATACTCGAACTGTATTGCGTGCTTAATTGGGGGGCTGAAGTGGAAATAATATCTAACGTATTTCCATCGAAAGTTAAGCCAGCGTTTTCTCCCCAAGCATTAGATCCTGTTGCGTAAACAATCCTGTTCGCTGTGGCGGCGTTAGGGAGGACCAAAGTTGACCAAATCGGATAAGCGGCAGTCCCCGCACTCCTTAGATAATTTCCTGTCGTCGCACTATTGGCGACGCTGTGAATGGCTCCCGTGGTAGTAGTATTTCCAGTTAAAAGCGCATAGGCTGTTACCGCGGTGACTCCGGTCCCTCCGCTTCCCACTGGCAAAGCAGATCCTAGGGTGACGCCTGTTGAAGCAATTGTCATCCTTGCCGTTGTCGCATCTCCGGCGAAAAACTTGACCGTTTGTCCTGTCTGGATGGCTCCTATGTTTAAATTGTTGTCTGAAGTGTATAAATATCCTTCAAGGGCGGTCGTGAAAGGAGCTGTACCTCCACCGCTACTATTAATCCCCATGTCTATGTATTGGGTCGTGGATGTTCCCGTGTCTGTGGTTGCCGTTACGTCAGATGATGATCCGTTTGCGCTACTCGTGTTCTGTATGTTTATTTCATAAAAAGATGCATTAGAGGCTATAGCAGAGAAAGGAGTGCTAACGATTGAGGTTGAATTTATGGGAACATTGAAAACAACATTTGTCCCCGTTATGCTCAGCGGATTTACTTGGCCTAAAATGGTTGTATATACGGTAAAAGAAACCACACTTGAATTCGGATACATCTGAAAACCAGCAAAATTGCTCTGATCGGCGGAATAGGCGAAAATATTAAAAGCGGCGTTATCTATGCTTTTTATTGTGGGATTTCCAAAAAAACCGCTTGTCTTAGGAAATATTTGTATTTGAGAAGGATAACCACCGCAATCCAAAGTAATTAATTTTTGGGCAGTTATATTAAAGCAACCAAGATTAACGTTTCCTGTTGCTCCGGTATAAGGGACTCCTGGGGTAGACAAGATTACTGTCATGGAGTCCACTCTTCAAATCTTAAATCGGATGTTAAAGAGGCAGTAATTCCATACCATGAACTTTTGTAGCATTCTCCGTCACTTGTATTGATATAATTTCCACTCGGAAGTATGGGAATACCATTACTCGCACTAACAGAACTATCAAAACCAACATAAATTATGGCTGTTCCATTATTTACCATAACGGCTCCTCTCCTATTTGGATTTGATCCAAGGATAAGTGTAGGAGAACTAGTTATTGTTACTGATCCGTAAGAAACAGCCATATCAACCTTTAGAAAGGGGAGATGGGTTCAAATCATTAAGGGGTTCTGATCTTCCCCCACCCCCCTTTAAATTTTTACCTTGAACATCCGGAATATCGTTATAACCCATGCTTTTGAGTTTTTGAATACGTTTCCAGGCATCATCAATTCCGTCTAAATACCTTCCGCCCTTATTAGGAACCTCGACAGAGTCAAAGACCTTTTTAGATCCCTTCCAGGCTTCTAAAATTGAGTTTCCAGAGCCTAAACACTCCCCGATGATGCCCATGGTCCCTGCGGCTTCGAATTCGGTCTTTTTACCCTTACGGACGTCTATTGGGATGAAATTCTTATCTATTTTTCCGTTAATCCGTAAACCTTCGGTAGGCTCGTATGCTTTTCTAGAAACTTTGTCATCTTCGTGACTAAAAGGATAAGGAGGTATGTGAAGTTTTAGAGACGTTCCCCATTTGTTTTTAAAAGGTATTTTGAAAACACCTCGACTCAATTTATAGAAATATTCAGAAAGAGGAATCCCTAAAATAGACGAATAAGCATAAATTGCCGAATATCCGAGTCTAGGTGTCCACTCTAGAAAATAAGGTTCTTTGTCTTTTTCTGAAACGATGGCGTTAACGTCTATCGCTCCTGTATACTTGGCGTATTTTAAGAGAGGTAATATTTTGAGAATTGTTTTGTTAGCAAGCTTGGAATTATAACCTTCGTAATGACAAACGACACTTGTTTCACATCCGGTTCTGACTCCGAGTTCCCCAGCCAGTAGTTTTTTTGTTTCCCAAGTAGAATTACATGGAAAACACGGAATCCCATTAGAAAACCAACATTCAGTGGATACTTCGGCACCTTTGATGACCTCCTGAAGGACAAAAGTATCTCCTACCATCAATCCTTCTTCTTTTTGGTAACTTATGTAATCCAACATATCCTTCTGGTCTTTGGCAACGTAGGAACTTGATTCTGATTTATTATTGTCAACTTTAATCGCCAACGGTTTAGGATTTGATTTGATATAAGTTATGGCTTCGTCAATATTCTTAAATTCTACCGTCTTTGGTACTTTAAGTCCGTATTGTTTGGCGACTTGGACTCCGTAAGCTCTATCCATTTCGAGTTTGTCCATTAAGTCATAACCGCCAATGACTTTATAACCGTCTTTTCTTAAATCATCACCTATTTTTCCATCTCCGTTAAGATCAAATAAAATAAAATCAGGTCTATTTTTAAGACCTTCTTCCATGCTTTGAACATGGGGAACGATATGCTCCATGACCCGTCTAGAAAATGTGTCTTTGATATAAATCTGTACCTGTGCGCCTTCCCGTTGCATTAAATAAGCAAGACCACCTGCATCACCGCTCGCTGAATAGATTAAAATTTTCATTGTCTATTTCTTTCTTGTTCCAAAAGTTTTTTCAATCTTGATTTTAATTCTCCTCCAAATGTATTCCCTACGCTTGACACTTGAGCCGGAGATTGTACTAATGGACTCGCCATCGCTCCCATCGTGTTTTGAACACCTGGAAGATTGGCTGATTTTAAAGCCCCAACTTTAGGATTCAAAGCGAACGTAAACCAAGGAAATCTATTCCCGTTTCCTTTTGCGGAGTAATTTAACGCCATGTTCTCCATCTTTTCAACCAAATCGGGTGCTTTCTTTCTAAGCATGGAGGTGGCGGCATCTTTCGCTACTTTATAATCATTTGCAAAGACCCCTCCTTCTCCTTGCATCTTTCCAAAAGCATCCCGATAAGCCAAAAGTCTTGTAACCGAAGCGTCTTTTCCTGCTTTTAAAGCGGATTTTCCTTCTTCAGCTAATTTCAATACGCCTTTAGGAGAAGCGAGCATTGTTCTTAAAGTCGATACTTCAGCAGGATTTTCACCCATTCTGGCTAATGTGGTTGCTTTACCATATTCTTTACCCGCTTCAGAGAAGGCACCTGGGATGGCCGTAGAAGGGCGTTTAAGCCCTGCGGTAAAAGGAGTCCTTCCTTCTACTCCAACTCCTTCCTTGCCCATAATAGGTGCCATCATTTCGAGTCCTACGCCCGCAGCCTGTCCAGCATAAGCTGGGGGTTTCTCTTGCTTAGTCAACGGAGATCCTTGGCTTACTTGCATCGGACGTTGTATGGCTCTATTAATTTGTCCTGGATCTTTTCTTAAATTGTTAATCCCAGACATAATATCTGTCGGATTCATGCCTGGAATACTACCTGAAAGAATCTGTGTGGCTCCTGGGGCATTAGCGGAGGCAACTCCGGCTTGTTTTAAGACATTGGATGGAGCTAATTGAGAAATCATACCTTGAGGAGTAGGGACGTTAAAATTAGAAGGTTTACTTGTATTTAAAGAAACCCCGCGCCTTGCTAACTCTCGTCTCGCTAATTCTCGTCTTGCTTCGTCTGGAGTAGGCATTATTGACCTCCAGCTATCTTTCTTAATTCGTCGTCACTCATGGATGAAAGATCTCCTGATTTTCCTCCGGTATAAGGAATTGTCTCTGTAATTGACTTGGTAATATCTTGAACGGGTTTATTAAATTTAGCTCCACCGCCTCTAATCGTTGGACTCAACATCTGTTGCATGAATTTAGCGTTAGCGGTTAAATACTTATTATCTACTTCTTGTATTCCCTGCATCATTTTAATAACTCTATCTTTAAATTCCTGCGGAACTGTTTCTTGAGGAGTAGAACTCATATACGTCTGAATCCTGGCAAGATCTTGTTTCCACGAAGGATAAGCCATATTATGAAGTTGATCTACATGGGGAACACCGCCTTGCATAACAGCCCCAGCATCTGTAACCATAGCTCCAAATTCCTGCCAAGTGTTTGCTCCATTCGCTATCTGAATAGCACGATTAGCTCTCATATTATTTTGCTGAAGAATGTTCCTCTGTTGAGTAGTCAAAGACGTTGATTTAGCCAAATTGTCTATCTGCCTTGCATCAATAGATCTTTCCCACGCTTCCGCTCTCCCCTTCATTGCTTCGTTTCTTTGTTTACCCATGGCCGTTCCGGTTAATTTACTTAAAGCATCGCCTTGGGTCGTTGTGTATTTAATATATCCTTGTTTTTGAGTAGGAGAAAGATCTGTCGGATCTTGAGGATTAACCCAAACTTCACCAGGAAGTTTATTCTGAGAAGGATTCATTTTGTTTTTAACCATCTGAGTCATTATGGGTCCGACATCTATTCCTGCTTTCGTTGCCTGAGAAATGACATTTCCCCAATTAACATCACTCGGACCAACGCCGCCCATTGTCTCTGGTCCTTCCTGTCCAGGAATTGGATTTAACGCTTGACCCATTTTTTCTGTAGCCTGCATCTGTCCTTTTCTCTGAAGTCCCTGACCAACGCCTTGTCCAGCAGACGCAAGACCTTGTCCTATGGCCTGCATCAACTGTTGTTGATTTTGATTCTTAGCTTGCTGAGCCTGTAAAAACATCTCCCACGGAAACTGTGGATCTGCCATATTACGCCTCCGCCAAATTAATTAAAGATCGTTTAAATAGATCCCGATAACATACTCGATATCCTGGAACCATTAAAACCGGAATAATGAATATGAAAAAGTCTAAGATTCTTGGTTTCATGATCCGTTCATCCCATAATTCAGGTGCGACTAGGGATGCTAGTTTTTTGCATGCTAAAGAATAGCGAATGACCGCTTCGTCTGAAGTCTGGGCATGTAATGGATAATCAATAAACCAAGATTTAACTGAATTCCAATCAAGACCCTTATCATTAGCCGCTTTAACCAATTTCTTTCCATTCTTTGCATAGAAATGAAGAGCACGGCAACGTTTGAACATGGAACCCAAAACTTTCCAATGAAGAGCATCAATTTCTTCCATTGTTGCAAGTCCATGTTTTAAAAGTTCAAGACAAACGGCTGAAGTTCCTCCTGCCGCTAAAGAACCTCCCTCTATTGACCCGCCAGCTTGCAATCCCCCTCCAATAACAGAAGACAATTGTTGGAGTGTGTTAGGTTGTGCCATCTTCGCCAATTGTTGCGACAATTGAGATTCCAAATCAAAATTCGCCGTACCTTGACCTGAAGCAGACTGATAATTCTGATTAATCGGATTCATGGACATAATCGAAGGAAGAACGGTTCCACTTAAAGCGGATATCGCTTCGTTACTCGCTCCGCCCGCTAAGGTGTCAGCGACTCCTTTAGAAAAAGCTCCTGAATTAAGTAATCCTTTTTGGTTATATCCGGCCATGATATCCGGCATTTCTGTATTTAATTGTTTTGTCAATTCATCTGTTTGCTTATTAATAACATCTTGAGACTGTTTTTCAATCTGGTCAGTCTGATATTTTTGAATATCAGAAGATTTGTTCGTATCGATATAATCAGTGATAAGTTTTCCTGCGTCAGAGTAGCTTGTGTTTTTAAATCCGGATTGACCTAAAGAACTCGGTAGCATCGACCAAAAAGAATTGTAATCGTCTTGTGTCGGATCTGATCCAGTCAAATTCTTATAAGTGCTTGAGAATTGCTGCTGATATCGATCAAGAATAGACTTTGCGCTATTCGTATCCCATCCTTGGTTTGCTGCAATATTTTGTAATAATTGTTGATATTGTTGAGTATTCCAAGGTGTTCCGCCTTGAGGGACTCCGGTACTTCCTCCTGTTGATGGAGTAGAGACTGGATCTGTATTTACGATAGCGTTATTTGCCATAAATTTCTCCTTTAAAGTTTAGGCCACTAAATGGCCTGACCAATATGTGAATAATTGCGAACTTCCTAAAATATCTGCTGTTTTACCTGTTCCGTTAACAGTCATGGTTACTGAAGCTGTGTCCGAAGCATCCATATCAGCATCAACGCCTTTTCCTAATTGCCATTCCGCTATGGCAACTGATCCTTTGTTAAAATAACCAAGGTAATATGTCCTGTTGGACGTAACCAAATTCAAATGTCCATCGGTGTGAGAAGTAGTCAATCCAGAAACAAGACATCCCACATCAAAATGATACCGTCCTGTAACTGGAGCAGTGAAAACACCCGAGGTCAAATCACCACGCTGATCGTAAACTTCCGTGTTCCAAAGCAATGTATAGGACGTTCCATCACCCGTCACATTGGAAATAGTCGCTGATTCATAGGCAAGGAAGGCCGAGGTTCTAGGTAGTTGCCACGTCCCATCAATTAAAGCGGCTTGAAGAGTCGTATTGGAGACGAAACGTAAATTCAGGATGTTAGTGCTCGTGTGCCAATAATTATCCTGACACTGCATCGCAATTACAAAAGTAGGAGTTAATGCATAAGTTCCGAGGTTGACATCATCTTGAATAAATATTGAGTTAGCCAACGGAGGTCCTCCGGACCACCATGTACCTCCGAATCCACCGAAATTACCCAGAATACCAAATATGGCTGCTCGTCCATGAGTGGCGGTTTGTCCTTCAGATTCAAGATATATTCTCGCACCACCATCCCCTGGGTTGATTATTTCCATCTCGGGTCCGTTCCCGCCATGACCGTTAACTGTTCTCGTTAAAACAAGTAAAGGAGTATTTGAACCAAGAGTAGGAACTTCTCCTATTTGGAGCTGATTTAATTGAGAGATACCTGAATTTAAATTATTGAGCATATCCCTAAGATTCTGGACGTCGCCATTAACGGCTTTAGCGTCCATATCACCTCCAAACCAATTCTTCCTACGAGCGAATATGTTGCTCATATTTGCTCCATGATGTCGTCGGATAGATAAAACGGACTCAAAGTGAAGTCTTGGTTAGATAAAGCACCGTCAAAACGAAATTGCATCGTATTCCAACCTGTCGAGGTTGATTTCAGATTAAGTATCTTTTTTCGTTCTTGAACAGGACCCGCTATCGTCAAATTTGAGAAAGTCTTAGGATCTGCGTATCCATTTGCTCCATAGCAGAAACTTCCGGTAAAACTTCCAGAGTAAATAGGGACGAAAATAGATGCTGGATAGAATTCCCTGGAATCGGGGCTTATAAATACTGATTTGGTTATATAAGAATCAAAACTACCTCCAGTAGGATCGTTATTAAATCCTCCTGTGTCTTCCCTAAATAAAAATCCATTACCAGATGAAATTAAATATTCTTTATTAGCAACGTTGTAATTTATTAGTTTAACAATAAAATGATCCGGATAAGTTGAATCCCAAACATTATTAACATAGTCATATATCAAAGTAACTCCGGCATATACCGTCCCTAAAGGATTCGTGTAGGTGAAAGGATGCGTAATCCAAACCTGAGACTTTCCTTTGTAGACAGTAACTTGACCCGAAGAAAATCCTCCCGATAGTCTAAATTGAGAAGAATTTAAAATTTTTTGTATATTGCTATTTGGATATGGCTGATTACTAATATCCGTAAACGTGTTTCCATCGTATATGTAAACGTGGTTGTCGTATCCCATGAATACAACTCGACCGTCTGGAAGTCTATCAACACAATGAAGTCCAGCGCATCCGATCTTTTCACTGACCACAACCAGGGGACCAAGTTGTCCAGATAGTTGATTTGTGTAAAAACGAGCAACACAGTTGTTTTTAAATATAAGAAGGTCTTCACCGAAAGCGATTATGGCGTTTATAGGCGTATTGTCTTCAGGTCTAACGTCTAAAAAGCTTGCAGCAGGCCAGGTGTTTGGATCTAAAACCTGAGACCAAAATACTCTTGAAGGAAAAGAAGAGTTACTCGCCATGAATAGATAATTGCTTACCATGGTCCCACAGTAACATCCAGAAGGAGGACTACCACCTAAAGCGGTGCAATTTCCTGTACCTGTCCATTGAATCGGAGCGAGTCCTTGAGATCCGAGAACAAGGATTCCTCCTAAAGATGCCTCCCATACGCTATTTGATCCAGGTCCAAACGAAACAGCTCCAGTAATGTCTGTCCAAGCTCCAACGGCTGTGGAACTGGCGGTAGCTATTTTCCCGCCCAAAGCTGAAACAAGGAATCCGTTAAATAAACAAACGCTTCTTAAGACCCCAGCACCTCCAGGATGAGCACCAGTTGTCCACTGAATATTCCCTTGTTTCTTAGCCATTCGTCCATTAATGTATTCAACGTTCTGAGCATCAACATAGGCATCATTGGGCGTATCATAAGGACCCGTAGTTGTATTCCAACCACTCGAGTATCCGTATGGTCCTTTCATCGTCATTAGTTCGTCACCGCCGGATATTGCTCTGGCAACTGGAGCCACTTAGCACGTTGAACAGAATCAATTGATCTCATAATTGGCTGTTCATCTTCGGACATCCGGTATTCTTTTTTCATCTCTTCAATTCTCTGGTCTAATTTAGAGTTCCAGGCTGAAGCGATATCCATTTTTCTCATCGAAGCAAACGCTAACGCATTTCCTCCCCAAGCGATGAGATGAGCGTATTTATTTGGAATACTTGGTACATCCGAGTCGCCGGACATATCCACAGGCCTCTTGGTTGTTCTTAATTCGAGAAGTCTTGCATCTGAGGGAAAAGGATAAGGAGAGACCTGAATGTTTCCTGACGTGTCATAACCCCAAGCCAAATAACCGTAAGATGAGTTAGTCGATTGAGGATTAGGACGAAGGTCGTCAAGAACTCGTGGATCGACATTTACTAATTTTAACGGAGTCTGCCAGTTGCGTATGTCTATGATTCGATCACAAGACGAACTAAGACTATAAAACATCTTTCTAATAATAAAAGTCGTACCAGAAAGATTAGTTAATCCTGCGTATGGAGTGTCTATCGATACCTGTCCTACTCCTGTGAAAGTAGCAATTCTATACCAATCGTTTGATCCGTTAAATTGGATAAATGATTGATTCGCCATGCCCGAGGTAAAGGTTGTTCCGACTCCGGTAACAGTGGTTCCGCCTGCGGTTATACTTATGGTTCCAGTGGTGTAATCAGGTACGGTAACGACGGTCTCTCGTCCTTCCATGAAAGGCCACGGCCATTTAGCGCAAATATCTTGGGTTGTATAATTCAACCATCGTTTTACATTCGTCTGATTCGTTGAATCAGTTGAATCTAAACCAGTATGAGAATAAACCTCGTTTTGTAAGTCCAGAAAAGACAAATTAGCCAAGAGATCACCTTCTTACCCCTTAATAAATTTTAGTTAGAAACACTTTGTAAAATATAAAACATAGTAACGGCGGTTGTATTTGCGTCAAAACTAACCCAACAACCGTTTGGAAACATAACAGGCAAAACAGCAGGGACGTTAACATTCCCCTGACTAACTGTTATTGGTCCTGGTCTAAAAATAACCGTACTCCCTGCTAATGCCCCTCCGTTATTAATATAGGGTTGAGCCGCAGTAGCTCCCGATTCAACTCCATAACCACAAATCAAAACAGGCTTTCCAGCATCCGATACAGTTCCCGAAGCTGTTAACCTTGTAAACCCACACGAATAAGGCAAATATCCCATAAATTCTCCTAAATCTTTTAATTTGTTACAGGCTGCAAAATCCAAAAAACTGTTATTGCATTTACATTTGTGACGAAGCTCGCATAACATCCGTTTGGAAACATAACAGGAAGACCAAACATATTTATCGACCCCTGGTTTGCTGTATTCGGTCCAAGACGAATTGCTTGAGCATTTGTTCCCGTTCCACTTGCTAGAAACGGGCTTGCGACGGTTCCGCACTCAACTCCATATCCGCATACTAAAATAGGCTTCCCCGAGTCGCCCACTACTCCCGATGTCGTTAATCTGGTTGCCCCACATGAATAGGGAAGGTATCCCATGTTAAACTCCTATTGGTTCTTTGATTGGTTCTTTAATTGGTTCTTTGATTATTTCTTTATCTTTATGTCCTCTCGTATAATGGCTATGACGAGATTTTTGATCTGGGAAATTTATATTGCACTTTTTACATAGATAAACTTCTGGTTTTTTTTCTTCGATTGGTTTCTGAATCTCAATGGCTTGGGCGATCGGAGAAACAGGAGGAAGAACAATCTTAGGAATAGCAGGAATCTGAGGACCAAGGTCTATAACGGGAATAGCAACTCCTGGTTGCATCTCCAAAGAACCTCTAACCGTTCGTCTTACTGACGTCGGATTAAACGCTGACTTCTGATCTGGAGCGCATAGAACAGGCTTAGGAACTCTCTGGTCTCGAGGAATCATTCGTTCTAAATATCCCTCAATTTTTTCCCACATCTCCTGGCCAGGTCCTGAAATATAATCAAGTTTAACTCCGCTGATTTTAAATTTATCAACCACAGAGCTTCTCCCTTTTTCAATTGGAGGATAAATCTTCGTAACCTCTGTGTCTTCGCAAAGATGACGTATGCTTTGAGGGATATTGTCCTCAACATCCGGAACCCAGGGACTAATCAACTCCTTTCCTCCTTCTTTACTTGGACGGAAGAAGAAATTGTCAGGAAGTCCTTTGATACAGATTAACTTATCAATATGGTGTGGATTGTCAATAAAATGCCCGCAAAGACGAATCAGCATACTTTTTCCCCTTTATTTTCATAGTTAAGACATACTTTAAGTATTTCTTCCGCACGATGACGATACGTGTGTTTATTTAATACCTCTTGATATCCGGCATTGGCGATAGAAATTCGTTTTTCGTCGTTAGATAAAAGATCTCTCATCTTATC